GCAAGCAAAAAGCCAAATGAGTATGCTCAAATGATGTCTTTGTTTCATGCTGATTGTGTACGTAAATTAGTAGTCGACAGAAAGATGTTAGGGCAGTGCGCTATTCAAGTTCATTATTCAAAAGACCGTAAAAGAATTTTAAAGGCTTACCACATGCCAGTTAATCTCTTACGTGCTGAAAAATGCAATAAAGACGGAGAAATAGAAGGTTATTATTATTCAGATAACTGGTTGGATGTTAAAAAATACGCTCCTAAAAGAATACCTGCTTACGGATTCTCAAACGAGCAAATAGAAATACTTTTTGTGAAACCTTACACGGTAGGAATGAAGTATTACGCCTATCCTGATTATCAGGGTGCTATTCCTTACGCTAAATTAGAGGAAGAAATTGCAGACTATTTGATTAATGAAGTTCAACACGGATTCAGCGGTACAAAGGTTATAAACTTTAACAATGGTATTCCTACCGAAGAACAACAAAGTATCATTACAAACAAGGTAAACGCACAATTAACGGGTTCTAAAGGACTGCGAACGATTGTAGCTTTTAATGCAAGTGAAACAAGCAAAACAACCGTAGATGACATTCCGTTAAACGATGCACCGGAACACTATTCGTATTTAAGTGAGGAGTGTTTACGTAAGATTATGTTAGGGCACAATGTAACTTCACCTTTATTGTTTGGTATTGCTACAACAACTGGCTTTAGTTCAAATGCTGATGAACTTAAAAACTCAAGTATTTTGTTTGACAACATGGTTATTAAACCTATGCAAGACGAATTACTTGAGGCGTTTGATAGAATATTAGCTTATAATGGAATTACATTAAAGTTATTCTTTAAGACTTTACAGCCTTTGGAGTTTATGGACTTAGAGAACGCACAAACAGAGGAGCAAGTAGCTGAAGAAACAGGAACTGAATTAAGCGCTGTAAATCCTTTAATAGAATTAGGCGAAGACGAAAGCCCTGAATGGTTATTAATTGATGAGTTTGAGGTTGACTACGATACAGACGAAAAAGAAAACGAGATTCTAAACGGAGAGGTAAAACAAAGTTTATTATCTAAGGTTGTTAACCTTGTTAGCACTGGTTCGGCTTTTCCTAACTCAAAAAGTGAGCAAGATGAAAATATCGAAGGTATTAAATTCATTACTCGTTATGTTTACGCAGGTGAAACTACCGAAAAGACGAGACCTTTTTGCAGCCAAATGATTAAGGCTAATAAGATATATCGTAAAGAAGATATTTTAAGAATGGGTAACAACGTAGTGAATGCAGGTTGGGGTCCACGTGGTGCAGATACTTATTCAATTTGGTTATATAAAGGCGGTGGTAATTGCCACCATAGATGGAACAAAAGAGTATATGCAAGTTTTGAAGGCGTAGGTATTGATGTTTATTCTCCAAGAGCAAGACAAGTAGCTTCAAGAAAAGCTGAAAAATTAGGTTATGTAATTAAGAATCCAAACTTGGTAAGTCAAAGACCTATTGATATGCCAAACAGAGGGTTTTTACCAAAAGATTAAAAGATGGCAGAAGCGTTATTGATTACGAGAGACGATGTTGTAAAGTTTACTGCTATGAATGGCAACGTAGACACGGATAACTTTATTCAATGGATTAAAGTCGCTCAGGATATTCACATTCAAACATACTTAGGCACTAAGTTACTTGATAAACTAAAGTCCGAAATTATTTTAGCTTATTCAGGAATACCAACAGCTATTACAATTAGCAACCAAGGAACGGGTTACACTACGGGAACGGCTATAAATACAACAAGCACAGCGGGAACGGGTTTAAAACTAAATATTACGGCGGCTGGTGGTTTAATTACGGTAGCTACAATTAACACGGCTGGAACTGGTTACACGGTAGGAAGTATGGCAACAATAACGGGCGGCACAAATGGAGCGGTTACAATAAGTTCAATTTACGACATACCTACAAACTATAAAAACCTTTTAGTTACGTATATTAAACCGATGCTTATTCATTGGGCGATGGTTGAATACTTACCCTTTGCGGCTTATACAATCGCTAATAAAGGCGTATTTAAACACAATTCAGAAAATGCTACGAATGTAGAAAAAGACGAAATTGATTTCTTAATAGAAAAAGAGCGTTCAATAGCTCAACACTACACGGAAAGATTTATTGATTACATGAGTTTTAACCAAGACTTATTTCCTGAATACAACTTAAATTCAAATGGGGATATGTATCCTGATACACAAAATAATTATTTTGGATGGTTCATTTAAAGAAATACAAGCCTAAGGCTGAAAACATTAAAAAATTACAAATTTATTTAAACAAAATAAATGGCAAATGTAAAGATAAGTCAACTAACAGCGAAAGCGGCAAAGGTTGAAAGTACAGATAGGATTCCAATAGCAGACTTTAATGGCACTACTTACGATACTAAGTATGTAACGGGTGCTCAAATTAATGAATTGAGTTTAGATACTTCGCCACAATTAGGCGGTAACTTAGATGTTAACGGACATACTATTACAAGTGATTCAGACCAAGATGTTATTATAAATCCAAACGGAACTGGAACAACAAAAATAGAAAGTAATTTAATTTTAAGAGATTCGGCAGGTGCAACAGCTAAAGAAGTTTTATTTTACGAGGGGTTTTCAAACGGAACAAATTATGTAGGTTTAAAAGCTGCTGATTCTTTAACTGCCAACACTACCTATACTTTACCAACAGCAGATGGAACAAGTGGACAAGTTTTGTCAACAAATGGAACGGGTACATTAAGCTGGACAACTAATGCAACAAATCTTACATGGAATGCAACAACCATCACTGGTGGTACAAATGGTGGTATATTGTTTCAAAATTCTGGATTGTTATTAAATTCAGCAAATTTAGTTTTTAATAATACTTTAGGTCTTTTATCTTTAGGTCAAGGAACTTCACCTTCCGCAAGGCTTGATATTAGAGCACAAGGGGCATTAGAAACTGATATTATTTTTAGAGTAAGAAACACTGGAAATACAGCAAATTCATTTTCTTTTAATGGCTTTAGTGTAATTGCTCATAGAAATGGAACTGCACCAACAGCAAATGTAACTGATTCATACCAACTTTATTCAGCTGATATAACAGCAGGTAATGCGGCACCACATATACAAACAGAAAATGGAAATATTATAAAAATATACCAAGAAACAACTGGAGTTGCGGCAGCTACATTAACTGGAGGTGGTGGAACAACTTTGACGGATACAGATACATTTGATGGTTACACGTTAAAACAAGTAGTAAAAGCATTAAGGAATTTAGGTATTTTAGCATAAAAAAATATATTATGGCAATTTTAATTAAAGCAACAGAAGAAAAAAAGATTACAATCTCAGGAACTAATATTGAAATTCCAGAAGTTTATGGTAGGATTAGATTTTTAGGAGACTATTCAGGTAACACTATTCAAGGTGAAGTAGCAACATTTGCAAATTCAGAAACATTTGCAGAAGGTAAAATGCTTTATACTGATGTTCCAATTGGAAGTTATCAAGCCAATCTTGAGCCAGGTGAAGTACAATCTTTAGAGACAGCTCACAAATATGCTAAGATAGCTTATGAGGGACAAGGATATGAGGTTGTTATTGACTTAAATTGAACAAAACACGAATCAATAAGTTAATAAAGTATGGCAAATAGTAACGGTTGGGGTGACGGAGCAGCAAACAACGCAATTGGCTGGGGACAAGGCGCAAACAACGCTATTGGTTGGGGAGATATTCACGCAGATAGTTGGGCTGGTTTAACTGATATTTCAGGAGCCCCAACAACAGACCCCGATGCACAAGCATTCATAACAGCGGCTTCAATAACAGACCCTACTCAACAAGTGGCTATTAATCAGTTGGTAGTTGACTTAAAAGGGTACAGCATTTGGACTAAGATGAAAGCGGTTTATCCGTTTGTAGGGGGTACAGCTTCACAGCATAAGTTTAATTTAAAAGACCCACGCGATTTGGATGCTGCGTTTAGATTGGTATTTAATGGTGGTGTAACACACAATTCTAATGGTGTAACATTTAATGGAACTAATGGTTATGCAGATACAAGATTAAGCCCAAATAGTATTTTGCTTCAAAATAATAATAGTATTTCAGTATATTCAAGGGCAGATGTTCTTGGTAATAATTATTTTGGTGTAGGTACGCCAAATTGGTTTATATTGGGTAGGTTTGGATTCACTGTTGAATATTGGGCTAATGCTTCAAGTCCTTTAGCCCCAAATTCAACATTTACATCTTTTATAACAGGAACAAGAAGGTCATCAACTGATATAGAACTTTATAAAGAAGGAGTGAGCATTTCAACTGGTTCAAGAACTTCGCAAGCATTACCAGTAAATAATTTTTGGCTTGGTGGAGCAAATGATGGGGGCTCATTATCTCTTAAAATGAATTTACAATGTGCTTTCTTTTCTTTAGGTGACGGCTTAACAGACACCGAAGCGGCTAACTTTTACACAGCTGTACAAGCATTTAACACAGCCTTGGCTCGCCAAGTTTAGCATTTAAATTAATAATAATATGATACAAGTAGGACTTTTAACAATAGAACAAAAAGACGAATTAGTCGGACAATGGTATGCACCAGACTCTTATTTTAACCCTATTCAAGATGCTCAAGATAATTGGATTATTTCAGTTGAGGAAATGGAGCAATGTGTAAACCCTGATTATCTTTGGGTTAAAGACCTTGAGTTGATTCCTTATGAGCCTAAGCCAACACCACCACCTTTTGAAAATTAATTACAATGATTGATATAACCAAATTTTTAGAAATAATTAAAAAGCAAGGAGCTACGGGAGTTCTTGCGTTATGGTTA